TCTCGATGAAGCAGAGCTTGCTGCGGATTCGTGTTCCGATTGCCTTGAGCCGTTGAACTTGAAGCGTTCAGTCGCGATCCAGATCACTACCGTCCCGGCCGCGTCCGGGGCGACCATGTAGGAGGCCTCATGGCCACCGTTAAGAAGGACGCCGGTGACCGCACGTGTGACGCGTGGTTGGTGGGTGGCCCCATCACTTAGGACATGACATGCCGCTCTTACGACTGTTTCTGAAGCCTGGGATCGACAAGCAGAACACCGAGTACGGTGCAGAGGGCGGCTGGGTTGATTGTGACTACGTGCGCTTTCGGTACGGCTTGCCGGAGAAGATCGGGGGCTGGACCTCGTTTGATCAGACGCCTGTTAATTTTGTGGGCGCGGCCAGCGACGTTTTTACCTGGAACTCGCTCGACGGCTCACCCTACGCGGTAATCGGCACCAACAAGAAGGTCTACGCCTTCTATGGCGGTTCGTGGGGTGATATCACTCCAATTCGCAAAACGGTCACCGGCACGATTACCTTCGATACGACGAACGGCTCGACCAGCGTCACGGTCAACGACACGGGGCACGGCGCGATCGGAGGGGACTTTGTCACCTTCAGCGGCACGACGGGAGACCCAGGAGGCATTCCGAATGCGAGCTTGAACAACCAGTTCGAGATTATCGAGGTTCTCAATGCCAACGAGTACCGCATCACCTCGCCCACAGCGGCGACCAGTACGGCCACAGCGGCCGGCACGGCCAACGCGGCCTACCAGATAAACACGGGCGCGGACAAAAGCTTCATCGACTTCGGGTGGGGCACGGGCACTTGGGGCTTGAGCACTTGGGGCACGCCTCGTCCGCCTTCTGCTTCGTTGCAGCTCTTGTCTCAGGTTTGGCAGTTCGACAACTACGGAGAAAAGCTGATCCTGCAATACGTGGACGGGGGCATTTACGAGTGGGATCCTGCCATTGGGTTGAGTGTGCGGGCCACGGCTATTTCAGGGGCTCCGACCAAGAGCAAATACGCTCTGGTGTCCACGCCGGATAGACACTTGGTGTGCTTTGGGACCGAGAGCACGATCGGTACGCCAAACACACAGGATCCGATGTTCGTGCGCTTTTCCAATCAAGAGGACATCAACACCTTTGTGCCGACGGCCACCAACACGGCCGGCGGACAACGGCTCACGGACGGCAATGAAATCATCACGGCCCTGCGCTCACGCGGCCAGATTTTGATCTGGACGGACACGTCGCTTCATGGCCAGCAGTATCTTGGGCCGCCCTACACCTTCGGTTTCCAGCAGTTGGGAGCCAACTGCGGGTGCATCGGGCCGCATGCAGCGGCGGACGTCAACGGCGTGTCGTATTGGATGAGCAAGGACGCGTTCTTTGTCTTTGACGGCACGGTGAAGAAGATCCCTTGCACGGTTCAGGACTATGTGTTCAAGGACATCAACATCGTCCAAGCGCAGAAGGTCCACATCGGGATCAACACGCAGTTTAACGAGGTCACGTGGTGGTATTGCTCGTTCACCAGCGACTACATCGACCGCTTCGTCACCTACAACTATCTGGAGAACGTCTGGTCGATCGGATCGATGGCGCGCACGGCCTGGGCAGACATCGGGACGTTTGAGAAGCCGACTGCGACGGAGTACGACCCTGAAAGCACTGCTGCGACTTTGACCACGATCTACGGCCTCACGGCAGGCCGATCGGTGCTGTACAACCAAGAAGACGGTGTCAATGGCGCAGGCGCACCGATCGCAGCCTACATCTACTCCGGCTACTTTGACATTGGCGACGGCGACGACATGTTGCTCATGAGCCGATTCATCCCGGACTTCAAGAACCAGGTTGGCAATCTGACGGTCAGGCTGTTGCTGCGGGCCTTCCCGCAAGCCAGCGCCAGCCCCAGTTCGCTTGATCCGTACGTCATCACACCCACCACACAGAAAGTGGACACGCGGGCGCGGGGGCGACAGATCCAGCTTCGCATTGAAAGCGATGAGTTGGACAGCAACTGGCGCTTTGGCACGATGCGGGTTGACATACAAAAAGACGGCTTGCGATGAGCAAGATCACCAACGTCCGGCTGCCCAACGCGTCGCAGCAATACGACGCGGCGCAGTTCAACCAGCTCGTGCGATCGCTCGAGCAGGTTATCTTTCAACTCAACAACACCTACACCCCTGTTGTCAGCGACAACATCGCGGCGGCCGCCACGTGGTCCGCGAACCGTGGTGCAGGCGGCGGGTTTGCTGGTGGGATTCGAGGGTTCCAGAACAGCAACGGCATCATCTTGCCCAATGCGATGATGATCTCCGAGGATGATCAGGCCAACGCCAGCATCACAGGGGAGAATTTGCTGACCCTGACGCCGGCGTTCTCCAACGGCATCACGGTGACCAACAACAGTCGCATCAAAGTACCATGCGCTGGGCAGTACCTAGTGACTTTTACGCTCCAAGTGACCAACCGTGGCAACACGGCGGCGGAGTTCGAGGTCTGGGCCAAGGACACAGGCGTCAACTATGCCTTGAGCAATACCCGTTACGACATCCCGGCTCGTAAGAGCTCTACCATCTGGTCGCATGTGGTCCCGACGGTTACCGGCATTTTCACCGTGGACAATCCGGCCAACGATTATCTGGAGATCGCGTGGTGGTCCGACAGCCTTGACGTCTATCTTGAGCACTACGCAGCGGGCACTTCCCCCACGCGCCCGGCCATCCCTTCGGTGATCCTCACCATCAACTTCGTATCGGCGATGTGACATGGCCAACAAGTATCTGCGCAAGTACGCAACACCGGCCGCCACAACGGAATCGACACTTTACACAGTGCCGGATGCCAATGTAGCGGTCGCCTCGTCCCTTCGGGTGACCAACGAGAATGCGAGCACTACAAGCTTGACGGTTGCCGTCTATCCTGGTGGTGGCGGCACCAGCTACAAGCTTTTGAAGACCTATGCGCTGCCCACGAATCAGACGATGGACGTGTTGTCGGGTGTTTCGTGCATCTTGGAAGCTGGCGATGTCTTGAAGGTGACCTCAAGCGTTGCAGACGTCGATTTCTGGCTTTCCTACTTGGAAATTGACCGGACTTGACAGTGGACAGGGCCCTATGACCTATCAGATAATCTCAGCCAATCTCGCGTCCTTTCCCGGCGCGCAGCCCTCGCTAGGGCTATTGGCCAGTCAAGGAAAGGAACATCATGGAAAATGAAGGGATCATGGCGCTCCCTATGCCGGGGCCCGAGGAACGCGGATCACGGGCCGAGCGGCCGACCGTAGCGAGTACTGACTCTTACGATGCCGCGCTGACGGCGCTTGGCATGGCCAATCCTGATGCATTGGCGGGGCTCCAAGGGGAGCTCGGCCAGTCCTTGGCCGGCATTGAAATCGCTCCAGAGGAACTCAGCCTCATCATCCAGATGTTTGAGGAGCTGATCAACAATCCTCGCCGCTACAAAGAGCTTCGCGCTCAATTGATTCAGCAAGGCGTTGTGGATGCCGAGGACCTGCCCGAAGAGTACGACCTCGAGATCCTAAGCGCCTCGCTTGCCGTCTTGAACGAGCTAAAGCTTTCGCAGATCCGTGGCGCACAGGCCCCGATGGCGATGAGCCCTGTCATGCAGGAGCCTGCCCCTCCCCCGATGCAGATGGCCGAAGGCGGCTTGGCCGACATGGCGCAGTACCTTGCGTCCAAAGGCCGCCGTGGCGACACGATGCTTGCGCACATCACGCCGGAAGAGGCGGAGATGCTCAAAAGCATGGGCGGGTCAGGGACGATCAATCCTGACACAGGGCTGCCTGAGTTTTTCTTCAAGAAATTCTTCAGTGCCGTATCGAATGTCGTCAAATCCGTCGTCAACGTAGCCAAGAAGGTGGTGGAGAGCCCTGTTGGGCGGGTACTGGCGACAGTCGGATTGGCCATGGTCCTCGGGCCTACGGCCTTGGGCGTGACACTTGGCTCGGCAGGCACAGCGGCTTTGTCCGCCGGTGCAGTGACGTTGGCGGGTGGCGGCAACATGAAAGACGCCCTGATCTCCGGGGCGCTGGGCTATATCGGCGGTGGCGGCGACTTTGGGGGTCTTGGGAGCCCGTTGAAGGGGGTTTCGCAATTCCTGTCTCCAATTGCTGCGCCCGGAACTGCCTTGAGCACTGGCTTGAGCACAGGCCTCTTGGGCACTGGCGCAGGCCTGGCGCTGGGCATGAAGCCTGGCGAAGCGCTTCGTACCGGTGCCATGGCCGGGCTGACCGCCGGGGCGTTGCAAGGCCTTCAAGGCCCGCAACAGCCTGCCGGTGCGGCTCCGCAGGACGCGGCGGCGGCACAACCTGCTGGTGCAGAGGGCGCAGTTCCTGCGTCGCCCACTGCGTCGGCGGTTACTGGGACCGGCGCTCCAGGGGCTACGGGTCCGATCGGCACCGCCGCCGATCTTGGACCTCCTGGGGGTTCGACGTTCCGGCCCGGAGTCGGTTTCAGCGAATATGCCGCATCTGGGGCAGCTCCCCCGAAGCCCGGCTTCTTCGACAACCTCGGCCAGAGCCTGTCCAACACCTTCTCTCCCAACCGCCCTGGGCTGTCTCCGAATGCGGGGTTCTTCACGCGCTACGGCCCGCTTATGGCCGCAGGGGTGGGCGCTGCTACGCTAGCTGGCGGGATGCAAAAGACCCCCGGCGAGCCCGAGCCTTTGTACAAGACGCTTGAACAGGAGTCGTTAGCACGCATGCGTGCTCGGCAACAGGATCTAGAGCAGGCGGGATATGGACTGACTCGCGGCATGAGTGAAGCTGCGCCTCGGTCCCCGGTCCTCGTGCCGACGCCCTCGTATGCCCAGATGGAGCGCTCGCCCGTGCCTACCGTCACCCCGACGGGCATCACGAACATGCCGGGCGGCGTCGCGCAACCGTATAACGTAGCAGGGCTGTACGGCATCCCTCTCTTGTACGGACAACAGCCGGCACAGCGGGCACGCGGTGGCGAGATGAAGATGACGGAGTTCCCGCGCAAGACGGGCCCGATCAACGGCCCCGGCACGGGTACGTCCGACTCCATCCCGGCGATGCTGTCTGACGGGGAGTTTGTCTTCACGGCCAAGGCGGTGCGCAATGCGGGGAACGGCAGTCGGCGCAAGGGTGCGGCTCGCATGTACAAACTCATGAAAGCGCTGGAAGGTGGCGCTGTAAAGGCGTAAAACCATGGCAGACATCACCACCACGCAACAGATTGTCCGCGAAGCGCCGGAGATTGAGGAGTATAAGAAACGGCTGCTTGAACAGGCTGAAAATCTTGCGCTAAACGTACAGGTTCAGCGAGATCCCAATACAGGCCAGCCTGTCATAGACGCCGCAACAGGGCGTCCAAAGCTTGTACCTTCTACGACTCTGGCACAACAACTCCCGCAGTACCAAGTTGCCGGCTTTTCCGACGCACAGACGGCCGCAATCCGAGCCGCAGAGGCACAAGGCGTAGGCGGATACAGCCCTTACATGACGGCCGCCAATCAGGCCTTGTCGGGAGGCCTGAGCACTACTGCTGAAGCCGCCGACGTCCTGCGGGGCGCAGACACACGCAATCAGTTCCGTGACGCGCAACTCGCGATGCAGCAGGCGGGCGGAGCAGCGGCAGGGATCAGTGGGGGCCTTGGGCAAATCGCCCAAGCCACGGGCTTCACCGTTCCGGAGGTTCGAGACGCTCAAGGCAATATCACCCAGCAGGCTCGATATGTCCCAGGGTCCATGGACGTTGCGCAACAGCGCGCGCTCGCTTCTGACACCACAGCACGCTTTACGCCTGCGTTCCAGGACATCAACTCAGGCATTGGCGCGTTGGCCACGGCCCAGAACCTTGCTGGTGCATCAAGCGCCGCGAACCTCGCGCCTGCGACGGCGGCGATCGGACAAGGGCTGACGGGAATCTCTGAGGCGCAGCGCATGGCCGCTGGGGCCGCTGGCGCAGACTTTTCTGGTTCGCAAGGGATTCTTCAACGCGCGGCGACGGCAACGGAAGCGGCGGTGCCGCAGTTCGGTGCCGCGCAACAGGCTGTCACGGGAGGGATCGGCCAAGCGGCGACCGCTGCCCAGCAGGCAGCGGCGGCGGCCCAGCAACCAGGGTTCACGCAACAGGGCCAATATCTTGACTTGGCCGCACTGTCTGCGGCAGGTGCAGGGCCCTCTGACTTTGCTGCGGCGCAGCGTCGTTTAACAGGCGCTGCGACTACGGGTCAGCAGGCAGCGGATGCGGCTGCGCTGGCGGCTGCACAGCCGGGCTTCGGGCAAGCTGGCCTACAGGGCCAGCAGGCCGTGCAAATGGCACAGCAAGCGGCTGCACAGCCCGGCTTTGCACGAGGCACTGAGGCGCTCTTTGGCGGGGCGGAGCAGGCGGCCGCTGCCGCGCAACAGCCCGGTTTTGGCCAAGGCATTGCATCTGCGCTCACGGCGGCCGAGCAGGCCCGTATGGCGGCAGCCCAGCCCGGCTTTCAACAGGCGCAAGCCACGGGCATGGAAGCCGCGCGAGCCGCACAGGCTGCTGCATTCCAGCCAGGGCTACAGCAGGGGGTCGGCGCACAGTTCGCCGCAGCACAACAAGCCGCGCAGGCTGCACGTCAGCCGGGCTTTGCGGCAGCGCAGCAGGCGATCCAACAAGGCATCGGCCGCTTGGGCGGTGAGCAGCGGGCGTTTGATCCCACGTCCGCTCAATCCTTCATGAATCCGTACCAGCAGCAGGTGATCGACGAGGCAATGCGCCAGATCAATCGCCAAGGCCAGATCGCGCAGCAGGGCTTGGCAGCACAAGCAGTCAAGTCAGGTGCCTTTGGCGGCACGCGTGAAGGCGTGCAGCGGGCGGAGATGGAACGCGGGCTGTTGGAGCAGAAGTCCAGCACGATCGCAAACCTCTTGAACCAAGGCTACACGCAGGCGCAAGCCAATGCAATGGCAAGCTTTGAGCAACAGCAGCAGCGCCAACTGAGCGCCGCACAGGGCATCGGTCAGCTTGGTACACAGCAGGCCGCTGTCGCAGGCCAACAAGCGGGGCTCGGCCAGCAGGCAGCGCAGCAGCTTGGACAGGCAGGTGCTGCCCAGACCGCAGCCGCCGCGCAGCAGGCCGCTCTTCAACAGCAAGGCGCGCAGGCCCTTGGCACGCAGGCAGGGCTTCAAGCTTCTATTGCAGCGCAGCAAGCGGGCCTCGGTCAGAGCGCCGCGCAACAGCTCGCACAGGCCGCGCAACTGCAAACGCAGACCGCTGCGCAGCAGGCAGGGCTAGGCCAGCAGGCGGCACAGATGACGCAGGCGGCTGGCACTGGGGCGATTGGAGCGGCCGCGCAGCAAGCCGGCCTTGGGCAGCAGGCCGCACAGCTCCAGGCTCAACAAGCAGCGCTCACGGGCCAGCTCGCGGGCCAGCAGGGCCAGCTTGGATTGCAGGCGGCCGCGCAGCAGTTCCAGCAGGCGGGGTTCGATGCGCAGACGGCCATGCAGATGGCGCAACTGCAACAAACGCAACAGCAGCAGGCGGCGCAGCAGTCGCAGTTGATGTCAGGAATCGGTCAGCTTTACGGCCAGCAGGCGCAGGCGCAGGGTGCGCTTGGCCAGCAGGCGGCGCAGACCGCGATGCAGCAGGCGCAGCTCGGAGTCCAAGGCGGGGCGCAGTTGGGCCAGTTCGCCGCGCAGGGCGCGCAGCTCGGACAGGCGGCGGCGGGCCAGCTTGCCAACATCGGCACGACGGTCGGCCAGCAGGCAGTGCAACAGGCGCAGCTTGGGCAGGCGGGCGCTGGGCTCTACGGCAACCTGTCGCAACAGCAGATCGCAGCGGGCCAGGGCCTTGGTCAGTTAGGCGTGCAGCAGGCGCAGTTGGGCCAGGGCGCAGCGGGCCTGTACAGTCAAGCCGCGCAGCAGTACGGCAACCTTGCATCGCAGCAGGGTGCGCTCGCGGGGCAAGAAGCGGCGATCAACCAGAACATCGCCAACCTGCTTTTGCAACAGGGCGGCCAGCGTATCCAAGCGGGGCAGGCGCAAGCCGGTATCTACGGCCAGCAGGCTGGCCAGTTCCAGAATATCGCGCAGGGCATCGGGCAGTTGGCCGGTCAGCAGTTCGGCATTGGACAGTCCACTGCGCAGGGCCTTGGGCAGTTCGGGCAGCAACTTGGTCAGTTGGGTGTGCAACAGGCGGCGCTCGGGCAGACGGCACAGGCACTGCAACAGGGCGACGTCAACTTCCTGTTCAACGTCGGCCAGACGCAGCAGGCGCTCAACCAGCAGCAGTTGGATGCCCAGCGTGCGAACACGCTGCAATCGGTCTACGCACCGTACCAGCAGGCTTCGTTCTTGTCTGACATCTATCGCGGTGCGCCGTCCTCGCAGATGTCTACGACGGCGGCAAGCCAGCCCTCTGCCAGTCCGTTCCAGCAGGCGGTGGGCATTGGGCTTGGGGCAGTGGCCACGGCCGCTGGGGCGAAACGCGCCCAACTTTTCTAAGGGGCTGACATGCTTTTCATGCCTGGGACACCTCGTGCAGAGCAAGAACAAGCCGAACAGGAGTGGATGGCGGGGCTACGGCAACAAACGTCGCCGGATCCGATGGGGGCCCTCAGTACCCCAGGAAGCACCTTTGCAAGCGTAAACCAGCCTCGTTCTCCTTTCATGGACAACATGGGCTTGGGCCAGATCGGCCCTTACGGCATGGGCATGGGAGGTTTTGGCCAGCAGATGCCGCAGATGGGTGGCTTTGGTGGGTATGGTGGTGGCTTCGGAGGCTACCCTCCGCAGATGATGGGTGGTGGCTTCGGAGGCTATGGTGGATACGGCATGCCTCCGCAGATGATGGGAGGATACGGTGGTGGCTTTGGCGGCTATGGCATGCCTCCGCAAATGATGGGTGGCTTCGGGGGATACGGTGGTGGCTTTGGCGGCTATCCAATGCCGATGATGGGCGGATACGGTGGCGGCTTTGGCGGTGGATACGGCATGCCTCCGCAAATGATGGGTGGCTTCGGTGGGTATGGTGGCGGGTACGGCATGCCTCCGCCCCCGCCGCCTCCGCAGATGATGGGCGGCTTCGGTGGATACGGCGGTGGCTATGGAATGCCTCAACAACCTGCCCAAAACCCCTATGCTTCAATGCGGTCTGGGTTCAATCGGTTCCAGTCCTTTGGCAAGCCTCAAGGCTCCCCCATGCAGTCTCAGAACATGCCAAACGTAGCGATGACCATGGACAGGCCACAAGCCTATGGGGCCTCTGATGACACCATTCGTTCAATGCAAAATGCGATGGGTAGCCGTAACGGTGGCGGTGGCGGCGGTGGCGGCGGACTTTTCTAAGGGATCGTCATGAAAGATAAAGGTATGGGAAAACCCCCTGTCGATAACGTCGGCATCATGCAAGGCTTCCTTGACATGTTCGAGGACGATCTCGAAAACGAGGGCGACGATCGGGATGAAGGCGAGATGATGGAGCGCCGCCCGGATTCGCCTGAAATCCTCATGAACAACCTTCGCGGCGACATGCGCTCCATCGACGCTCGCCGCGAAGAGCTTGCTGACCTTGTCGGCTACGCGGCCGCCACCGAGACCCCTGAGCCGGTGCTCGCGATGCTTCAGCCTGTGCTCGCCCAACAGGGCGGTGGCGGGCTGGGCGGGTTGCCTCAGTCTGCGCCCATGGCCCAAGGGCCCCAGCCGCCGATGATGCCTCCGCCTGGAGGTGCACCGGGCGCGCCTCCCGGACCACCGCCCATGGGCCCCGGAGCAGGGCTCGGTGCCATGCCGCCTCCGGGCGCGATGGGAGCGCCCCCTGGGCCTCCGCCTGGGCCGCCTCCAGGCCAACCGCCGATTGGCATGGCGCGCGGCGGGTTCGTACAGCGTTTTGAAGAGGGGTCAGATGAGGAAGGCGTGACCCCTCTGAATGAGCGCACTCAGCGCATGCCTTCCGAAGCATCTTCCGAAGCGGCTGCCCGGATCCTTGATCCGGAGACCAAAGCGGCGATGCGCGAACAGTACTTGAACTTGATTGCCCCTGCTGGCCCGTCTGCGCCGCTGCCTTCGCTTGAAGCGGCCATGCAGCGAAGAATCCCTGAGTACCAAAAGCTGATCGGGGACCGCAAAGAGGCAACGCAAGCCCAGGTGCTGTTTGACCTCGCGCAGCGCGCCTTTGGCTATGGGGCCAATGTTGACGAGCGTGGTCGCCCGCTTCGCGGAAATCAAGCAGCGCGTTTGATGGCCGCCTTCCGTGGCGTTCCGGGAACACTGGGGGCTCTCGCTGCACAAACAGAGAAAACCGATCAATCGGTTCGCTTGGCAGCGCTACAAGCGGCCGAAAAAGACATTGCAGCTACGCAAGCGCAGCAGGCACGTTCTGAGCAGGCCCGTCAAAGCGCATTGCTGGCTGGGGTGCGTGCGGGCATGCTTGCCGAGTCGCAAGAGGATCGTGATCGTCGGTTGATCGCTGAAAGGGAGAGATTGTTGACGTTGAAGACCGACGCACAGCAGTTGCAAACCGAATACGAGGCCACGGTCCGTGAGCGGATTGCAGCGGAAAATCGTGCGTCGCGTGAGCGCAGTGAAGACGCGCGTCGCGAAGCGGCACGTCTTTTGAATACGGAAAACAACCTTTCCAAACAGTTGATTGCTTCGGGCCGAAATGTTGCCATGCTGGAAATCGGTGATCGGCGCAACGTGACGGCTCAATCGATCCAAGAGGCGAGGGACAGCGCGGCGGGAGCAAGGCAGCAGTTAGAGCTGGCCACAAAAGAGCGCATGCAGGCAGAAGCGCTCGCTTCAAGAGAGCGCACCGCAGAGAACATTCAGAACTTGATCACTGCGCGGCAAAGGGAAACGATCGCAGCGACGAACGAGCGGGCTGCATTGCAGCGTTCGAATGCCTTTGATATTGCGGCCATGCGTACAGGCACATCGACCACAGCCCAAGCCTTCCGTGGCAATTGGTTCATGCCGATCGTCACGGATCCGGCCTTGGCACGGGCGTTTGCCGAGGGCGCAACGGATGACGCCACCAACGAGCGAATCCGCGCGGCGATGATCGAGTACACGAAGCCGCAACAGGTCGGCGAACGCGTGGATGAACTGGGCAACCGCACTGTTGTGACAAACATGCGACCAGTGCCTCCTAGCTGGACACGCGCGTTTGAGGCGCGTCGAGAGTCGATTCCGACGTTCCAGCAGACGATGTCCACCTCGGGTCCGGCTCCTACTGTCGTTCCGGGAGGACCGCCTGTGCCGGGCATGCCAACAGGGGGCGCGGCTCAAGGACCTGTTACGACTACGCAAGCTGCTGTTCCAATCCCTGGCGCAGCAGAGGCCGGTGCCGCCGGTCAGCCTGCCCAGCAGGCGCAGCCCGCATTCCCGAGCATCGTCAGCATGGCCCCGCCTGCGCCCACGCGTAAATCGCTCTGGGATAGTGCGCCGGCGATGACGGGGCCAAAGAATACCGTTTTGGCCGCAGCGTCACAGATCCCTGGTTTTGGCTTTTTGGGAGGTAATGAGGCTGATCGGAAACAAGGCATGCAATTGACGGAATCTTTGATTCGAGTTGCTCTTAAAAATCCGCAAGCTCCTATAAAAGAGCAGGATAGACTTAAAGAGCTGTTTAATGTGGGTCCGACAATCAGCGACGTGAACAAGTACCGCACGGACATCTTGGCGGTCTCGAACACGCTCTACGCTGAGTACCGAGCGGCTTTGGAGGCGGCTAACAGTCCTAATGCCACGCGCGATATGCGCAATGAATCGCGTCAAAAAACAGAGGCGATTAGGTCGCTGCTGGAAAGAATCGCTCCGCCGATTTACGATGATGCGTCGCTGGATCGGGTGATTGGGGCGAACGAGCAAGGGGTTCCGATTCGACTTCGTGATACGTTGCAGCCCGGGACTGATTTCTTCTACCTGAACCCACGGACAAGTCGGCTTGTGCCTGCACAAGTTCCACGAAGATAGGTGACCTCCAATGGCTGAACAAAACACCGGCTGGTCTATCGAAGATGCACTGAATGCGGCGAAACAATCGCAAGGAGCGGGAGGCGCATCAGGAATCGTCAGGAATGTGATCGGTCTTGAACAGCCTAAGCCAGAGGGTGCCGATGCGGAATCTGACCTTCCACCCGGCTTTATCTCTGCCATCCCAAGCGCAGGGGAAACAGTTGGCGCGGTCAGCGCGGGCACTACCGAAGGGCTGTTGGAGCTTGCTCCTGTGGCAGGGGCCGTGGCCGGTGGCGCGTTAGGCTTGAAGCTTGGTGCAGCCGCCCCGATCCCTGGCGGCACTTTTTTGGGTGGCTTGGCGGGGACCACTGCGGGCTACTTTGCGGGCCTGAAAGCGGAAGAGGCGGGGAAGACGCTCCTTCCGCTGACTCGAGACGACCTTCGTGCGTATCGCGAGGCCGGCAAGACCTTTGGCGCGAGTACCGCGATGCTTGCGCCGTGGTCCTTTGCTGCTCGTGCTCCTGTAGCAGGCGAGCGGGCGGTTCGCGAGATTGCGAACCGGATGCCGCAGACCTCTGTGGACTGGGTGAAGTCGATCTTGCAGCAGCCTGTGTCCTTCCTGCGGCAGCGCCCGGTTGCCTTTATGGGCACTGAGACGGCCAGTGCAGCCGGTGCGGCTTTGGGAGCCGGGATGTACGAGGCGGAAAAGGACCGGACAGAGGCGGATCCGTTTGACAGCGGCTATCGGCTCGGGGCAGAGGTCATCGGTGGGGTGCTGGGTGGATTTGTCCCCAGCATCTTTCTGTCTGCCAACGCTGATACTGCGCTTTCCATGTTGCGTGGCGCGCGGTCCAATCTATCTCAGCCTGGGCTTGAGCGCTCGGCAGGGGAGTACCTCAGGTCCGTCTGGGAGAAGGCCGGCTACAGCCCTGAAGAAGCGCGAAAGCTGTTGGAGCAGCCGCAGCCGGACTTCATTACCAGTGGTGATCGCGTTGGTATGACTGCGGCCCAACTGACGGGTGTGCCGATGATGTCGGCGCTCGAGAAGACGCTGATTCAAGGCAATGCGACAGCGGGCAACAACTTCTCCCGTCAGGTCGAGCTGCGAGGCAGGAACGCATTGCTGTCGTATTACGGCGTGCTGAAAGAGCTAGAAGGCCAAGGCACGCCTGAGGCCTTGGCGCTGGCCGCGAAGATGCGGGCACAACAGGCAGGATCCCTCATTCAGTCCCGGTTTGAGCTGGCCCATGCTCGCATGGCCGAGGCTGTAGCCAAGATGCGCTTCAAGCCCCTCAGCAACACCGAGGCAGGAGCCACTACGGCTGCCGACAACTACGGCGAGTTCATGAACACGCAGATCCGGGAGGCAATCAGTGATCTGCGCAACTATGAGCAAGACGCTTACCGTTTGGCCAGTCAGTCCTTGTTTGAGCGTACGCCTTCCGGCCAGATCCGCTACGTGGACGGTAAAGCACAGCCCTTGAAGGTGGATGCGCGGAACACGATCCGCGCATACTTGGACATGCAGGTCAATGCCCCGGACATCCCGATCCCGGGGCGCTTCAAGCGCGACATCGTTGATGGGCTGAAATTGTCCTCTGACGATTTTGATCAATATCGCCAGTCGATGTTGACAAGAGAGGCCATCAACAACAACGAGACGGTGCCGCTGGAGATGATTCAACGGGTCAATCCCGACACCGGCGAAACGATTCCGTTTGATCAGATGAGCGCGAGAGACCTGATTGAAATGCGCTCCAATCTTTTGAAAGACATGCGCTCGGCGGTGGCCAACAAGGACTTCAGCAAGGCGCATTTCTTGGACAACCTGCAAAAGGGCATCCTGGACGACTTGAGCGCCTTGGACAACAAGGAGATCCGCTACGCGAACGACTTCTCGAAGCAGTTCAACGACTACTTTACCCGCACCTTTGCGGGCGATGTCGTCTCGTCTAGTCGCTCGGGAGCCCAGCGCATTGCTCCAGAACTCTTGCAAGAGCGCACGTTTGGGCGGGGCCGTGTTGGGGCAACGATCACGAACATGCGGGTCCGTCAGTTGGACGAAGCGATGGACTTTGGGCTGAAGACGGCACAGCAGCGCTACGCTGCTGCGGCGACGTCCATGCCTGACAATCCGACGCCGGAGCAGTTGGCCAATCTTCAGCGCTTGGAGCAAAACGTCCAGGCCGCACAGGGGCGCGTGAACTCTGTCACCGCCTCCAATGCCAACGTGCTGAGGATGATGGCCAACGAATCAATTGATGACCAAGGCAACCTCAATGCTGCCAAGCTTGCGTCCTTTGTAGACGCCTATCGGCCCATGCTCGATCGGTACGGCTTGACAGAGGATCTGACCGACGCTGTCCGGGCACAGGAAGTCTTCAAGGCGATTCGGGACCCCAACAGCTACATCAACCGCACGGCTCGTTCGCAAACAGCACTGGCAAGAGTGCTGTCGTACGAGTCCCCGATCATGGCGATCGAGAGCGCGTTGAAGAGTAACTTCCCTGCGCGGGAGCTGCGTAACATCGCAATGCTGGCGAACAAGATGGGGCCGGATGCGGTGGAGGGCCTGCGGACAACGCTCTTTGACATCGCCTACACCCGATCGGGTGGCGCAGAAGACGCGATCAATCCCGAGACCTATCGGAACTTCTTCTTCAAGCCCATCAACCGGGGGATGCCCTCAGTTTTTGACGTCATGAAGAACCAAGGCATTCTGACGGACAAAGACGGCGCGACGATGCGCAAGACGCTGGGTGAAATTACGCGGCTTGAAGGCGTCATGAACGACGAAACGGAGCTGGTGGAGCTGCTTAAAACGGGCAACGTCCTCTCAGACTTCCTCGTCAAGGTCTCTGGTGCCCGGATGGGAAGCCTGTTGTCCAAGGTGGGCTTGGGTGGGAATATTCAGACGCCAGGGTTCGGCTCGCAGTTGGCGCAATCGATACTCATCAAGAACCCCCAAGTCATGACGCGCGGGGTGATTGAGCGTGCAATGTTGGACCCCGAGTATCAAGCCTACCTCTTGACGCTGCCGCGCAACCAACGTGAAAAGTACGAGCTGAAACGTCGCGCACACGCTTACCTTCAGGCCTCTGGGTTGACGTACTCGCCGTTTGAGGAGCAGGAACCGGCAGAAGAGCCTCCTTTGGCACCGCGCCCTCAACGCGCTACGGTGTTCCGGCCCGCTCCAGCCACTCGAGGCGTGCCTGGCATGCCGCAAGGCGGCCAGGGCGGTGGTCAGCCGCCTCCGGGCCCGCAGTCACAAGGCCCTGCCACACAGAGCCGTGCGATGCTGCAACAGCTCTTCCCGTTTGACACCATCAGCGCGATGGCAGCGCAGCAGCCTCCGCCTGCTTAAGGCGCTCCATCCAGCCGGCCTTGTAGTCCTCAAACTCTCGGCCGGCTGTGGTGAACTCCTGCGTGGTGCCGTCCTGCACGGCAACCAGGATCACGGCGAAGTCAATGTTGGTCCCGAACAGGCTGTCATGCGCAATGGCGTAGGCCGCAAGCTGGTGGTAGTAGTCCGTGATCCATTGCGCGCGCTTCGGTTTCAACGCTTGCTTGAAGTCCACGATCGCAAGCTTGCCCCGGTACTGCGCCACCATGTCCGTGGTCCCTGCATAGCGATGCCCGTAGTGCAGTCCGACCTCAAAGCCCAGCACGACATCGATGTCCTTGAAGTGCTTGTTGATAAGGGCGAACGCCATCTGATGGCCGCGCAAGGAGAGCCAATCCTGGCCCACGGTCAACGGCTCATCGGCCAGGAATGATTCGATGGTTGCGTGCATGGTGGTGCCAACAAAGGCCGCCTCGCGCTTGATCCGTTCTGCCTCTTCATGGCCCACGCGATCGGCCCATTCCTGAAGCTTTGCCTTGTCCTTGGTCCGATCGAGGATCGTCGTGACAGACGGTACGTTTTCAAACCCCGGCACCTTATAGACGCGGCCCGTCGCCGCATCGACGCGGGACAGGATGGGGTAGTCGAAGTCTTGCCGTTGACGAATCAGATGAGCCATTCTTTGAGGTCCTCGCCGAGCACTTGGGTTGCGATGTCGATCTTGTCACGGAGCGCCTTGACGATCTTCTCATCGACCGTGTTCGGTGCAATGAGATCGACGTAGGTCACGTTCTTCGTCTGCCCAATGCGGTGTGCGCGGTCCTCGGACTGCAAGCGCTTCTCAAGATCGAAGCTGTTGCTGTAGTAAATGACCGTGCTCGCCTCCGTGAGCGTGAGGCCGTAGCCGCCGGTGGACGGGTTGCCTACGAAGAAGCGTAGCTCGCTGTTGGGATCCTGGAAGTCGTTCACGATGCGCTCGCGCTCATCGCTTGTCGTCTCGCCGTAGTAGGTCGCTACGCTCGTCATGCCGTAGGCGGTCTGCAAGTGAAACTTGATGTCTTCGATGTCGTGGCGATAGGTTGCCCAGATGATCACCTTGCCGTCTGTTTCTTCGAGTGTGGCGAGCAGCTCGTCGATGCGCTTGTTCGGAAGGCTCACCACCGTCCCGTCGTCAAGCTTCACGTGCCCGCAAGTGATCTGGTGCAGGCGCATGATTTGAGTGAGCGCGTTGACCGTTGAAACAAGGCCTCCGTCTATCGTTGCAAGGGCCACGGACTTCATCTGGTTGTAGGCCCTGACCTGCTCATCTGTCAGCTCGACCTCGCGGCGGATGTACACCTTGTCCGGCAGGTCCAGGCACTCCTCTTTCTTCACGCGAAAGCTGAAGGTGTCGAGCATGAGCTTGAGCTCATCCAAGTGCCGATAGCCTACGACCTGCTTGAAGCTGTGGCTTGCGAGCTGGCGCTCGACCACCACCGCGTACCGCGCCTGAAAGGCATAGTAGCTGTGGATGTTCAAGCAGTCGTCTGACAAGAACGCGCACTGCTGGTACAGGTCCATCGGGCTCTTGGTGACAGGAGACCCAGTCATGATGCGCCTGTACCGTGCGCCAATGCCCACCTTCTCGGTGTTCTTGCTGCGGGCAGAGGTGTGGGACTTGATGGTCGTGCTCTCGTCGATCGCCATCAGCGCCTCGTGCGAAAGCAGGAAACGCGTGGCGAACGATGTGCCCTTCTGCGTACTGAAGGCCTCGACGTTCATGACCAGGATCTTTAAGTCCTCGGTGACTTCAAAGAGCCGATCGAGCGCCTGCTTTTCTGCCTTGCGTGGCGTTGCGGCCCACAGCGCCACGCGGTGCTCGACGTGGTCAGGCATGTGCTTGGGCAGTTCGATGTTCACCCAGTTGCGGTACACGCCCTTGGGCGCTACGATCAAAGCGGCGTTGATCTTGCCCTTGTCGTAGAGCATCGCGATGTTGTTGATGAGCATGTAGCTCTTGCCCGTGCCCATCTCCGCGAAGAGGGCCGCTACGCGCGTGTTCCAAAAGCGTTCGAGATAAGCCGCTTGATGAGTGTAGGGCTTGTTCTTGAACGGGTACGTCGAGAGAAAATGGTCCATGAGGATCTCCTTTCTGTTGGGGGGGCTTGACAACTCCCGTGCGACGTAGTGTACACTGGCCGCTCTACTTGAGAAAGGAGAAATTCAGTGCCTACCGTCTACGTCGTATCCGAGACCACCACGCATAACATCGCGTCGGCTTTGGACTACGGCAAGATCGAAACCGTCCTCCCACCCAACGCACAAGTCGCGTTCAGCGTCGTGCCTACGGTGCGGCGTGTACAGCGCAAGCTGGAAAAATTCTCCGATGAGGATTACCTGCTCCTCATCGGCGACCCCTCTGCGATCGGCATTTGCTGCGCAGTAGCTGCGGCCCGTAACCACGGCCGTTTCAAGTGCCTCAAGTGGGACAAGCGCGAACGTCGCTACATCCCAATCGAGGTTGATCTTTTCAAGAAAGGAGAATCTGATGACTCTTACGAATCTGTTTGAGAACGACGCCGACGCCCTCAAGGTTTCGGATGAAAACGTCACCGGGATCGCGGGCCTTGCTCGTCGCGCCAAGCTGCTCGAAAAGGAACTCGAGGATCTTGGCAAATCCCTGAAAGAGAAGGAAGATCAGTACCGCAACCTCACTGAGGTGTCGATCCCCGAGGCCATGGCCAGCGCAGGCATGAAGAAGTTCGTCATGGAAGACGGATCGATGATCGATGTCAAACCGTTCTACGGTGCGAGCATTCCCAAAGCGCGCCAGGCCGAGGCCTTCAAATGGCTCCGGGACCACGGCTTTGACGACATCATCAAGAACACCGTCAGTGTCCGATTCGGCCGGCGAGAGGATGAGCTGTGCTCTCGTCTGCTGGAGCTTCTCCGCACGCAAGGGTTCTTGCCCGAGCAGACGGAGAAGATTGAGCCCCAGACCCTCAAGGCCTGGGTGAAGGAACGGATCGAGAAGGGGCAGCCCGTCGATTCGGAGCTTTTTGGCGTATTCATTGGCCAGAAAGCTGTCATCAAGTCTGTTTAATCACGAACCACGAAACAAGGACCATGAATCATGGCTAAGAATGACGTTGCAGTAAAAGCGGCGAGCACCGAACTCGCCATCCTCAGCGACCTCGAGCAGGATGCAGGCGCTGGTTTTGACGGCATGACGCAAGACGACTACGCGCTGCCGTTCCTGCGTCTGCTCACGAACACCTCACCTGAGGTGGGCGAGATCGACGGCGCGATGCCGGGGATGATCTACAACACCGTCACCGGGCGACTGTACGACGGCAAGAAAGGCATCCACGTTGTTCCGTGCGCTTACGTCCGGCAGTACATCGAATGGGCTCCGCGTGGCCAGGGCACTGGCGCTCCGATCCACATTCATCCTGCCACGAGCGACATTCTGTCGAAGACGCACCGCGAACCGGGCGACAACAAGGACTACCTCGACAACGGCAACTACATCGAGAACACGGCCAACCACTACGTGATGGTCGTCGATGAAGACGGCGTTCCGAGCCCCGCGCTTATCAGCATGAAGTCCACGCAGTTGAAGAAGAGCCGCAAGTGGAACAGCATGATGCAGAGCGTGAAGATGCAAGGCAAGAACGGGCTTTTCACGCCTCCGATGTACAGCCAGATCTATCTGCTCACGACCGTTGCCGAGAGCAACGACAAGGGCAAGTGGTACGGCTGGGAAGTCGAGCGCTTCGGCGCAGTGGATGACTCTGGCATCTACCAGACCTGCAAGGCCTTTGCGCAATCCGTCTCTTCTGGTGACGTGAAGGTCAAGCATGAAGGAGCGGAGGGGGCCGCTTCAGACGCAGTGCCCTTCTGATGTACTCGGGCCGAAAGCACTAGCCGGTAGGCCCTGCTCTTGAGAAAGAAGAAATGACAGATATCACCCGTTTCAAAGCAATCTTCAGCGGCCTCGACGTTGCCTATGGCACGTACAAGATCGAGACGTCGAAAGAGAGCGGCAAGCAGGCAGGCAAGGCGGTTGTTGTCCGTAAGCCTCCGACCGATGACCTGTGGGCTAAGCACCTAGAAGGCGTGGAGCCTTCTCTTGGCATCATCCCCATCCGCGCAGACAACTCCTGTATCTGGGGCTGTATCGACATCGACCAGTATCCGCTCGACCACGCGGGGCTGGTGCAAAAGATTCGCAAGCTCGAGCTTCCGCTCGTCGTCTGCCGCAGCAAGTCCGGAGGTGCGCACGTCTTTCGCTTCTCCACCGAGCCCATGCCCGCTGCCAACATGCAGCGTTACCTCAAGGCCTGTGCGGCCGTGCTCGGTGAGGCAGGACGCGAGATCTTCCCCAAGCAGGCCGAGATCCTGGTCGAACGCGGTGACACGGGCAACTTCCTGAACCTGCCCTACTTCGGCGGCGACCAGACCATGCGCTACGCCATCCGCGATGATGGCAGCGCCGCTACGCTCGAAGAGTTCTATGAACTACATGCTCTGTGGTCACGGCCCCCGGACCACGAGCCACCCGAAGAACCCAAGAAGCCCGATCACCCGATCAAGGACGGCCCGCCATGCCTTCAGACGCTTTGCACACAGGGCGTGCCTGAAGGAACACGGAACAACGCGCTCTTCAACATCGGCATCTACTTGAAGCGTTTGCATCCCGTGAACTGGGACGACGCACTGTCTGAGCACAACTTCAAGTACGTCGCGCCGCCGCTCCCGAACAACGAGCTTCAGACCATCATCAAGCAGTTGCACAAGAAAGAGTACAAGTACAAGTGCAAGGACGCGCCGCTCAACCAGTTTTGCAATAGCGGCCTGTGCCGCACGCGCAAGTACGGCGTGGGCGCAGACGGCCCCGACAGCCCGCAGATGTCATCGCTTTCCAAGTACAACAGCGAGCCACCGCTCTGGTTCTTGGACATTAACGGCAAGCGCATCGAACTCGATACCGAGGCGCTCTTCAATCAAGCCGCATTCCAGAAGGCGTGCTTGGAGAAGATCAACGTGCTGCCGCCCACGCTCCGTAAGCAAGACTGGGAAGGCACACTGAATGCGCTCTTGCGTGAGATGGTGGAGAGTGAGCAGATCACCGAGGCCCCAGAGGACACGAGCCTCACTGGGCGCTTCAACGACCTCTTGGAAGAGTTCTGCGCTCATCGGCAACAGGCCATGGACCGTGATGAGTTGCTCATGGGCCGGCCTTGGGTGAACGAAGAAGAGGCGCAGGTGTATTTCCGGATCAAGGACCTCGAGGCGCACTTGCTTCGCAGCAACTTCAAGGGCCTGTCCACTGCGAAGATCGCGCAGCGGCTGCGTGAGCTGGGCGGTGAGCCGATCAGCCTCTTCATCAAAAACAGGACGGTGCGCTGCTGGCACATGCCTGCGTTTGCCAAACAGGACGCGCCTTTCGAGTCGCCTGAACAGAAGAAAGGGAGCCCGTTTTGAATATCACCAAGGTCTTCGGTCCTCCGGGATCAGGCAAGACGACGTTCCTGCTGGGCATCGTTGAACTCGAACTTGAGTCCGGCGTCGCCCCTGCCAGCATTGGCTACTTCGCCTTCACGCGCAAGGCCGCGAACGAGGCCAAGGAACGTGGCGTCTCAAAGTTCCCGCACTTGAAGCCTGACACTGACTTCCCGTGGTTCCGGACGCTACACAGCCTTGCCTACCGCTGCTTGGGCCTTGGCACAAAGGACATGATGGCGGTCGAGCACTACCAGGAGTTCGCACGCGAGGCAGGCATCACGCTCGCGACCGATACCGGAGAAGAGGATTTCATTGTCAAGACGGACCACCCGATTCTGAACGAGATCAACATCGCACGGATCAAGGGCCTGGACCTGCGTGAGCACTACAACCGCTCAGAGATCGAAATCGAGTGGCACTACTTCGAATTCATCGAGCGCGCGTACCGGCACTACAAAGACGCCCGCAACCTTCTGGACTTCACCGACCTCTTGGAGTTGATCGTCCAGCAGCCGGAGCGCTTGCCACGGCTCGAGGCGCTCATCATCGACGAAGCACAGGACCTTTCACCCCTGCAATGGAGGCTGGTAGAGCAACTCGCGTTGCGCTCCCAGCGCTGCTTTCTGGCAGGCGACGACGACCAGGCCATCTACACCTGGGCCGGGGCCGATGTCGAAAGCTTCCTGAACTTCAAAGGCCAAATCAAAGTGCTCGAGCAGTCGTACCGCGTGCCCGCGAAGATCCACCAGCTCGCCAACTCCGTGGTCCATCGGATCAAGAAGCGCCAGCCCAAGGCGTGGCGCGCTCGCGAAGAGACAGGCAGCATCCACTACTACCAGGACTGGCACGACGTCAACGTCGCTCAAGGCGACTGGCTGATCCTCGCGGCCGCCAACTACATGCTCTCGGACATGTACGAGTGGTTGAAGAGCCAAGGCCTCCTCTTCGAGCGCTACGGACAACGGTCCATCCCCGAATCCGTGCTCACGGCCGTCATCGGCTGGGAGCGCCTGAGGAAGGGCCAAGAAGTGCCTTTTGAAGTTGTAAGGACTGTTTACAAGTACATCGACACCAAGCTCGTGAAACACGGCTACAAAGGCCTGCGCACGGCCGACCCGGCTGCCATGTACACGCTCGATTCTTTGAAAGAAAAGCACGGACTTCTTTCTACAGAAATCTGGCACCAGGCGCTCACCAAGATCGCGGAGAACCAGCGCCACTATCTGATCGCGGTGTTGCGCCGTGGAACGCGGCTCACGGGCAAGGTTCCGATCAAACTATCCACGATCCACGCAGCCAAGGGCGGTGAGGCGGACAACGTGCTCCTGATGGGGGACTTGACCACCAAGTTCGCCCGAGAGTACGACCGCAACGCAGACGACGTGAACCGGCTCCTGTACGTCGGCATCACCCGTGCCAAACAAACCCTGCACATCGTGCTCCCGAAGGATGAGCGCAAAGGATTTCGGCTGTGACCAAACGCGACTTCAACACCATGCCCCTCTTTCCGCGACAGTCGGAATGGATTCCTCCACAGTCTTTCCCCAACTTGTCCAGCGCCAAGGAGATTGCAATTGACCTCGAAACCTGTGATCCCAACATGGAATCCATGGGCCCAGGCTGGCCTCGTCGTGACGGCCACATTGTTGGGTACGCTGTTGCCGTTGACGGATGGGCAGGCTATTTTCCTGTTGCTCATAGCGGCGGCGGTAACCTTGATCGTCGGATTGTGGAGCGATGGATGGCCGAGGTCCTTGCGACGCCGGCTGACAAAATCTGCCACAACGCCTCCTACGACATAGGCTGGCTTCGCGCTTCAGGCTTCACGGTCAACGGCCGCATCATCGACACCATGCTGGCCGCGCCGCTCTTGGACGAGAACCGCTTCAGCTACGCGCTCAACAGCCTGGGCTTTGACTACCTTAAGGAGACCAAGTCCGAGCAGGGCCTGAAGGAAGCCGCACAGGACTTCGGCATCCACGCGAAGAAGGAGCTTTGGAAGCTGCCGGCCATGCACGTGGGCGAGTACGCCGAGCAGGACGCCGCGCTCACGCTCAAGCTCTGGCACCACCTGAAGGCGCTCATGCGGTCCGATGACGTCGAGTTCATCTTCAACCTGGAGACGGAGCTACTGCCCATCCTCATTGACGTTACCTATCGAGGCATCCGCTTCGATCATGCCAAGTGCGACCGCCTTGTCCAGGACATGCGCCAAC